TCGAGTGTTTGACCCTCCGCAAGGTGCAATGAGTGTGGAGGAGCGAGCGAGAGCGAGCGAAGTGTGGGTGAGCAAGCTGCTGGCTCATCAGCGCGAGCACGGTTGTTGCGTGGTTGGTGCGCTGCCTCCTAGCCTGCTGGAGCGTGCCCGCGCTACATATATACAGGTGATACCTAGTGCGGCAGAGATGCGTGCGCATGTGCAGGCCAGATTGGCGGATCGGAGCCGTCCGGGTTGGGCGAACGACACAGCACTCGGTGAAGGTCAGTTTCTGCAGTGGGCCGGGCAATGGCGAGCTCAGCGTCTGCACCACTTCGGGCAAACGGTCAGCTCGTTTGACGCGGTGTTGAGCAACAATAAACTGCCTGGCTGGGTCAGCAGCCGTATCCGGAATGCGCGTGGCGGGCGTGATCTAGAGCATTGGCTGCGAACAGCTCTGCCTAACACAACTGTGGATCTGGCAGGGCGTGACAAGGTGGATGTAGGCCTTACTGTCGGTGCAATTATGTCGGCAGCCCATTCCGGCGCAGCGGGAGCGAAACTAATGTGTCTGCGAATCGGTGAGATTCTGGAAACATGTTGTGGACTGGGCGGCCAGGCAGCAGCCAACCTCATTCTGGCATGCTACATCAATAAGGCAGTGCAGAAGGCATGGCCTAGCATGCGTAGGGCGGGGTTGTTGAACTATGGACTCGAGGCTTTCATAGCAGTGGCAAAAGCGGTACACACGACTGTACGAGCAGCTGACTGCAGTTGGTGCCCGCTACTTGGGTGGGACGGCAGCGAAGGAACGCAGCAGACGATGTATTTGCATCTACTAGCTGGGCGATTTGCCTTCCGCGGACTGGTTGCTAGCTCCGAAGTGGAAAGTCGTGCGACCATGGGTCCTCCACAGCGGGCGTGGACACAAGCGGCTGGCTGGTCGGAAACCGCGCTGGAAGACATGCTCGCTGCAAGTGTCCAGCGTATGGCGGACGAGTTTGTGATAGGCAAGCTAGCCTACGCAGACTGGACTCTCGATGATATGCTGGCCCATGGATATATGGTGGGCACCCGCGGTAGCTCATCCATCGCACGACATCAAACGATCGTGGTGGACGGGGAGTCGTTGCGGCCCGGCCATGCGACGAAGATGTTGTGGATGAGTTCACTGATGAGCCGCGACGTGGTGCGCATGCTGGCACGGCACGCGGAGATGTATGGGCGTGCGTTGATGAAGCTAGAGCCGGCAGCTCTGCGGCTGTTGCTGCCAGGGCCGGTGTATCACTGGCTAATTGAGAGCATTGCGCTACATGGTGGTGATTCCGCTGTATATAAGCAAGACCCCGTGATTGGACTGGAGCTCAAGAACTATGAAGAATTGGCTGCAATAACGAATAGGTTGGCGAGCTTGGCCAGGGGTGATTCCACACTTTGTAGCGATTACAAAGATTTCAACATCCTACACACTTACGCTAGGATGGAGAAACAGTGGCTCCAGATAGCGCAGTCCATTGAAACGCAAGTCCCGCTGGCAGAGCGATTGTCTGCGGGCCGACTGCCGGAGCTACATACCCGCCACCTGCCCATGGCAGCGTATTGCTGTCGCTGGGCCGCGGCGGCTTTGCACCGTGCTTGGGCCAAGGGTGGATTGCCCAAAGAGAAATTTGTGCAGCTGGTGCGTGGCTTATGGACCGGCTGGCGATCTACGACATTCATAAACACCACGATGAATGTGCACTACCATGCAGCCATCAACCAGACGATGAAGAATATTTATGGCATCGAGCACCATATCAAACAGCGTTCGGTGGTGGGTGATGACTCAGAGGCCGTATCAAGTAGTGAGTACGCGTCACTGCGATACTTGCAGCTAATGGACAGGATGGGGTTGGAAGCGTCAGCCCCGAAGCAATTAGCCTCGAATTCTCGCATTGAGTACACGCGGCTAATGCACTCGGCAACGGGAGTGGTAGAGGGTAGCCTGAATAGGAACATCGCAGGTTCGACGAGCTCTGATCTGCAGAGCAGCCCGGTCGAGAGTGGGCTGGAAGCGAGCCAAGCACTCAATGAGGCTATGCACTCTTGGCGCCGCCGGGGCGGGGATGCAGTTGCTATTGAGGAGCTGCGGTACCACCTGCTGGCCTACTTCACACGTCTCTATTTCAAGAGTGACAATCCCGGCAGCCCGCCCCGGACAGTGCATGTGCCTCAGTGGATAGTGCGGTATCCTGCGACACACGGAGGGCTTGGTTGCGCAAGGTTCGGAGAGGAAGTGGAGCCAGTATATGGTGTTCTACCTCCTCGGCTGACCCTAGGGTTGGATACTCACCCAGCGGTCCGTCAGTGCGTGGCACAGTATCCAGCCCACATGAGTCAGCTCGCAATTCAGCATAGTGGCCTGCCACCAGGTGAGTGGGGTCGATGGAAGATGATACACGCTTCGGCAGTGTTGGCCGGGACAGTGCCAGTCCGCGCGCTACGCTATGCTAGGGCAGCAGCTCGACGCCGCGATGAGGAGTGGTTGGCGGCCTGTGAGGAGTATCGTCGCATTCAACAGTGTGGGGGCAGTAGAGGTCGTCGTCGTTGTCGTGGCCGCGCAGATGATGTTGTGCCGCCAAGCATGTCATTCACGGCTGATAAGAGCGCTAACACAGCATTGGTGCGCCGCTGTGTGCCTCAAATGCGCGGACCGACGCTGCTGAAAGAGGCAGTGACAGGAGTGGTGGGAATAGCACTCGACGAGCTGGCGGTAGCAGCCAGAGAGGAGCGACTGCCACCAATTAGCCATCCGAACACACTAGCCGATGTTGCGGTTACGATAGCAGCCGGCTCGATGGCACCGGTCGGGGCGCGCTATGTTGAGAAGATGGCACGCTTGAGCCACTGTAGTATGGCTACATGGATCAGTCGTAACGCGGCAGCATCGACTGCCAATCAGCTGGTGGAGCTGAACACACTCTTCTCACCCCAAGTCGTCCAGGGGTTATTACAAGGACGAATTTCCCTGCGGGGCCCAACGCTAGGGCTGCTCGGTCAAGCACATCGTGTGCTTGCCGAGTATGCACTAGCCTCGGTCTTACGCCGGGTCTGTAGCCACTCATTGAGTGGCGAAGAACTGAAGCTGCTGGCCAACGCTACATATGTAGCGCTGGGCCAGCAGGCAGCGAAGC